ATTGATCCAATGGTAAACTCGGATTAATTGATTGATTTTCCCCCATATACCATGCTCCTGACCAAACTTTTTTACCTACATTTAAAATATTTGTTTCAGATAACTTATTTAGTAACTTTTCAAGACTATCAAAATTTTCTTCAATAGCTTCTGCTCCGTTCTCCATCCCTCGATAAATTCTGGTTAATTCCATATTCTCAACATCCTTTCTATATAATTAAATCAAACACTATGGATCGACTATTTTTTTCATCTATAAGTAAATATTTATATTCATTAATTTTTACTGGTAAAAATTCCGTTGTATAATCCAAAGGAATAGATACAATGCACTCTGAAGAATTAACATGTCTTACAGTGCTTTGAATTGATTGAGAAGCACTACCGCCAAATAACCCTGTTGGTTCTGTACCTAAAGGCAGTACACCTATACCATGTGTCCAAGTACGAACATTAACGACTGGTTGAGCTCCTAAATTGTGAACAATAGTTACATCAAAACCAACTGGAATTACAGAAGCAATAATATTTTCAAAATATTCTAGCCGTTCATCCAACGTTTTAAAATTCCCCAAACGTTCACTACTTCGAGCATCGATAACTTCGCTATCTGTTGTAGCATTTGCGATTACATCTTTAAAACGTTCCTCTAAATTGGTTTGACGTTGTTCTACTTTAGATTGGCGTTTTTCTGTATTTTCAGAAATAGCCTTTATTTTATTAAATAAAACACTGGTATACTCCATCATACGAGCTAAAGATTCTCGAACATGTCGTCGATACATCTTTGTTCGAATCCACAAAGCGAACGTTTGAGAAATAGGATCAATCACACCGTTTTTTATTTCATCTTGCACCTCATCGACATCGGTCGGGTCTTGATAATCAACTGTTGTATTTGGTTCATTTGTTGGTCGAGTATCCTTAAATTCTTGTGCCAACCGTCTCACCTCTCTTATTTTTCTAATTTCTCTACGCGCTTAATTAAATCGTCTAACGCCTTTTTCATCTCAGTTTGAGCAGTACCTACAGATTCGACTGTATTTGTTAAATCACTTGCTAATTGTTTAAAGGCTTCCGTCGATTCTGTCACGGTTGTTGATAATTCACTGGTTAAGTCTTCCAAAGAACTAACTTTACTACTTTGAACAGATAAATCATTGTCAAATTCTTCCTGTCTTTTTATCAACTCTGATATGTTTTGAACTCCTGCCGTCGCAAATTTTTTTACGTTTACTAAATTGGATTGAATAGCTTTTATTTCGTTTTGATAATCGGTCAGTTTTTTCTTTTTCGAACCAATAGTCAAAGTAACCTTTTGCGGTTCTAAAATACTAAATTTTTTCTCAATCACTTGTAATCGTTCTACAGCATAAATAAATTGATTATCTACTTTATAACTGTTTCCTAAAGTGATTAATTCATACCGTTTATCCAATAGCCCTAACTCAATGGCTTCAACTGTCCAAGTTACCAGCATCAAGCTTTGGTCTTTTAGCCATTGCAACCCTCGACGTTTTAAAATTGATGGGTCTTTGACATTTGAAAATTCTACAATACCCGTGTTTAATCCAAATTTTTTGATTAACGCTTCATCATCAAGGTAATTCTTACCGCCATTTACTTTTTCGATGGTGTATTTAGGTCGTGAAAAATCTGTTCCCACTTCAATATCAGTATTTGACGTATCTTCAATATCTTGACCGACGGGCACAATCCTTGTAAACAATTCAGAAATATCAATATCTCGAGTAGCACTTTTTAGATTTTTGGTTAACTGTAAAGGAGTTTCACTGTTCACACCATAATTAGATAGATAATCTAAATAATTTATATTTCCAACGCGTCGAAGTGTTAACGTACCGCCCAGCCTATCCAACAATTTTTCTTTAATGGTATCCGCTGTACTTTGATAGCCTAATCCTCTTAGCAAGTCCCCATTATCTACAACATTCACTTCACCAAGCCGAAACTGCTTATGCGCTTCAACTTGTTTATTGTGTGCATCGAGTATTTTTTGTAAATAAGCAGATACAGTCATCCGTGTTGGTTTCATATAGGTTTGAACAGAATCATATAAAAAAGCTTTCTCATCCTCCGCTAAAAGAGTTTGAGAAAAGCTTCCTGATGCTTCCATTTTATTCGTGATTTTAGCAACTCTACCATAAAAAATTTCTTTATTTCTTGTAACATCCAGAATCTGGATAAAGTGAATAATCGGCTCAATCTTTTGATAGTATTTATTCAAAAGTAGAAATTCCTAATCCGTTAAGCGATAAATATACTTCACTATCTTTGATTTTCTCACCATAGCTATATGGCTCATGAACAATCTTTGGATTCTTTCTGTTCGGATTATCAAACAATAATACTCGATACATTAGACCATCACCTCACTAGACATAAAGAAAGAGATATGACCTTCGCCATAAATAGTTAAGTGGTTGGTCCCTCTTTTTAATTTAAAGAAATAATCTTGCGATTCGCCTTTCGGAACTTTTATTGTTGTTCCGTCATCAGTAGTTAATTGCATTGTAGACGTTGCCTTTATTGTTGGACTAGAAGCATTCGCTCCCATATTGATAAGAAAAATTTCTCTTTTTCCGTGAATATAGTAGCCTGTCCAATTGTCGGCGCTATCGTCTGTGAAATAGTCCTCGTCAAAGACATCGGAATAAGAAATATTTTCCCTTAAAGCAAAAGGATACACGTCAAATTCTACGGTTAACGTTAATGAATTACTTGACGAGTCATCTTCTGCTTTCACACTTTTGCATTTTCCATACCAGCGAAGCCCTGAACGTAACCAAGAATCATCAATGTAATCAATTCCATCCATCATCAACTCTTCTTTTACTTTCGCCTCTAATGCCTTTCGTTCTTCGTATGGCGTATTAGGTCGCCAAAAAGTAACAGTGACAATGCGATTACTAAAAATTCGTTCTCCTGTAAGCATGGAAAAATCATACTGACCTTGCATGAAAGGGATCTGTTCAATAATTTCCACTTCTTCCGCTGAAGGAGCATCGTGTTCAATAATGTAGAAACCATGTTCTTTGCTATTAAAACGACCTTTGGCCATATATTCTACAATTTCAATCAACTACGATACCTCCCATCTTGCTTTTGTTGTTCTGCTAAATTAAGATTCATTGGGCTACCTAGCGCTCCCACTACTTGGCCAGTATCCATCACGACAGTTAAATGTCGTATTTCTTCTAAAATTTCTACCATTTTTCCCATTGGCGTATTATCTATAGAGTGTTTTACCTCAATTGCATTTGAACGTTTCATCAAACGGCTATCCGTAATAGATTGATGAATACTTGAAATCATATCTTTTGCACTTTGTACGGCAACCGACGTATCTTCTCGAATACCTGCAGCTACACCTTGTGCAAGGAAAACACCAACATCATATTTCAATAGGCGTGATGGTGATTTAATTTTTGCTTTTTTCTGTGCTTCTGCATTAACGGCGGCTACTAAATTTTGCATAGCAGCCACTGCTTCGCCCTGACTTGCACGAATACCAGAAGCAACACCTCTAGCCATATTTGAACCTACAGGGCTCATATCTACAGAACCTGCACCCTGACTTACCGCATTTCCTAAAGACCTTCCAGCATTATTTGCAGGGGGTAACTGAGTTAAATATCCTTGAATTGTTGCCGCACCTAGCTGACTTCCAGAATTCTTCGCATTTCCTTTTTCAGAATTCATTCCAGCATTTGTCTGTTGAGCATTGCTTTTACCAGCATTTTTATGTTCATTACTTTTACTTCTTGTTCCAGAAGCAGCTGCACTACTATTATCAGCGGCAGCTTTCTTAGAATTAGATTTTTGCGAAGATTGACCACTATTCATCGAAGACATCAATTCTTTACCAACATTATTAAGTTGTGTTTTTCCAGAGTTTAATCCATCAATTAACTGGTTTTTCCCGTCTTGACCATTTCTAAATAAGTCAGGAGGCAACGCTTGTAAAGTATTCACAATGTCAGCTCTTGACATATTCGCCCACTTCGTTGGATCATTACTTTGCAATCCCTGAACCAGTCCGTTAGAGCCATCAATCCCTCGTTGACGTAGCATTCCTGCCAATAAAGCCATTTGTTGGTCAATGCTAGCACCATTATTTACATAAGATTGATAAATGCCTAAAAGCTGTTGGTCTGTAACGCCTTTAAGTTGTGCTAAATTATCAGCTGTCACTGCAATTTTATTTGCACCATTTTGTGAAATAATCGATAGAAGTTGAGCTCCTTGCTCTAATTCACTTTGTCGTATTTGAGCATTTTGCGTTTGTAATTGTGTAATTTGATTTTGGAAAGCTGCTTTTTCAGATTCTGTTTTTGCTTGGTTCTTTTGTGTTTCTAGTTGCTGAATTTGGGCGTTATTTTCTTGCACTTGTTGCGCTTGAATTTCCCCAAGCGTTCGCAAGCTTGTCAAAGTTTGTTCTTTTTCTTGCTCGCTTAATGCTTGTTTATTAGCCAACTTATTCATACCAGCCTCAACAAATTGTTGGTTCTGTTGTAATAATTGATCACGAATAATATTCGTTTGATTTTGCAAAGTAGCTCTTTGCTGTTCTGTCAATTCTTGACCCTCTACTGTTTTATTATTCTTCAATTGGTTAGAATAATCAGTATATACCTTCAATAAATCACTATTATTCGTTTGAACAGCTTTCATATACTGGCTTGAAGCATTGGCAAAAATCTTTTGCTTCTCTGCTTCTGATTTTCCTTCTGCCGCTTCAATTTGCTTGTTATAGGTTTCAACAGCCTTTTTCTGTTGTTCCTTTAAATTCGTAACTAAATCAAGTGTATTCTTGAAATAAGTTTCTACGCCAGCCGTACTACCATTTTGCTGTGAGAAAAGTTCAGTCATTGCCTGTTTAGCTTCATCAAGTTTTGAAGAATAATTTTCAACACTTGAAGAGGATTCTTCCATATTTAACGAAATTGCTTTAGTAGTGTCTTTGGACTTTTTACCTAATTCTTCGGTGCTTTTAGCAGCTTTTTTTAAGGCAGAATCAGAAAACATTGTATCCCAATCTTTTTCAATATCAGATAAGCTTTTCTTCATATCTTTAAATGCTTTATCAGCACCTTTAGAATCGCCTTTTAATCGTTTCCAAAGTCCTTTTACACCGTTTGAAATTGCCATTATTGCATTTACTACCGTTTTTCCTACAGTAACGATAGTACGTAAGCCATCTACAAAACCTGCTATTGCAAAAGTGACACCAACAATTGCGCCAGTACCTAACCATTTAAATGTATTTCCTAATCCTTTTATTGTTTTAGTAACACTCGCAGAGCTAGGAAGTACACTTTTAAACGATTTTACTATTCCGCTAAAAGCAGTTTTCACGTAGCCTTGAATGTTCATAAAATTGGATTTCCAAGCTTGCACTACACCAACTATCGTAGCGGTTATTGCTACTAAAATTGCTGTTATGGGATTGCTCAACATAGCTCCTGTTAAACTAGCTATAGATCGTATACCCGTTACCGCAAATGTTCTAAAACCTCCACCTGCTTTTGAGGTGGCTACGCCAAGCCCTGATAAAACCGTTCCCGATTTGCCAGCTGCAGAGGATAGGTTTCTTAGCGACCCTACAGGATTAATAACAACAGAGGCAAATTTCGCTAATTTGCTGTTAGATAATTGTAAAGAAGCAGAAAAAGAACGGAAAAAGTTAGTAACTTTATTCCCTTCCCCTAGCATATTTAGCTGTCTTTGACTTGCTCGTAGATTTGCTCTAAATGTATCTAGCGTAGGAAAAAGACCTGAAATAGTCTCTCCTAACGTGGTAAATCTTGTTAATACATTTACATTAACTCCTGCGCTTTCAAGCCCTGCTAGATTTGATTTATATTTAGAAACAAACCCTTTTACAGCTTGTAATGCACTACCAGAGCCATTAACAATAGGTTTAGTAATAAATTGCTGCCACTTGCTATCAATATTCCCTGCGGTTTCAAACATTGTCGAAATCGTTTTGCCGAAAAATCTTGTCATTTTCCCAAAAACTTTTAACACAGGGCCAGCAGAAGCGGCTAACGCAGCCATTTTCAAAATGAACTCTTGCGTTTTTGGATCAGCTGATGCAAAAGCTTCTGCCATATTTGCTAAAGCTTCAATCATAGGCTTAGCAGCACTTATCGCACTATTTAATGCGGCTACTAATGGACCGCCAAACGTAATTGCTACATCATTTAATTGACCACGTAAAATCTTTAACTGTGATTCTGTAGTTCCGTATCGTTTACCAGCTTCTTCTGCTAGAGCTGTATTTTCGTTAAACGCTTCGTTACCTCGTTTTACAGCCCCTTCAAAGACATCACTTGCATTGGCTGCACGTAATAAACTATCACGTAATCTAACTTCTGTAATTCCCATATCGTCGAGCACTTTAATAGCTGATATTCCGTGTTTTTCCGAGTCTTTTAAGCCCTGGATAAATTCAATTAGTGCTTGAGATGGATTGCTTTTGAATAATTGTGCAAACTCTTCACTAGTTCGACCTGTTACATTTGCAAAATCTTCCAGACTACCTGATGCTTTGCTAGCTTCTTTATACATTTTCTTTAATTCTGAGGTAGGTATTCCCATTTGCTTAGAAACTGCCGTCAGTTCTTTTCCACCCCAGTTTACAGCATGCACAAAAGATTCCCAAGACACGCATTGCTCTGCTACTGCTTGTTTCAGAGGCGCAAAAGCTTCAACTCCTGTTTCAGTTGCTAATTGCATTTGTACCATTAATCTAGAGAATGCCGATCCGCCCGCTTCGGCTTCTATACCAACAGATGATAACGCCGCCGCAAAACCTACAATGTCTCCTTCGGTCATGCCAATTTGTTTTCCTGCACCTGCTAAACGTAAGCCCATCTCTGTAATCTCTGATTCGGTAGTCGCTAAATTATTACCTAAGTCAACTATCGCTGAACCAAGATTGCTAAATTTATCTTGTGACATTTGCGTAATGTTAGCAAAACGAGCTAGGGATGTAGCCGCTGTATCTGCAGACATATTTGTTGATTCGCCCATATCGATCATTGTTTTAGTAAATCCGACAACTTTATCAGTTTTTATTCCTAACTGTCCAGCTGCTTCTGCTACTTTTGCAATTTCTTCATGACTAGTGGGTAATTCTTTTGCTAAATCTCTAAGGCCTTTTTCTAAATCATCATAAGAATAAATGACTTTACCGTTAGAATCGACCATCTCATCGTTGGTCTTTTTAACTCCAGTAAAGGCACTTTCCCATTTTACCGCTGCGGTTGTTACTGCGCCAACGGCACCCGCAATTGGGAGTGTAATACCTTTAGTCATCGAACCGCCGACTTTTTCAATGCTTTGGCCGATACTTGCGGTTTTATCACCGAAACTTTTCATCGCACCATTCACTGTATTCAAATTACTAGGAATATCAGAAGCATTTGAATTAAGTTTTTTTAGCGAAGACACAGCGCCATTCATCGCACTGGTAAAATTGTTATCACGTGCTGTAAGTATGGCTGTTACCGTTTTACTTTGTGTCACGTTGTTTCCTCCTTTCCTCAACAATTTTTCTTGCTTGTTCTAATCGACGAGCGTTTTCTTCTAGCTCACTTAGCTTTTCCACTTCTCGTTGCGAGATTTCCCCTCGCACATCGCGTTCAAGCTTTTCAAAGTCATAGACATCTTTCACTTCGTTAAAAATATAGCGTTGCCCTTTTTCATCTGGTGTTGTAAAAATACGTGTAGCTAATGCGTTAACGTATAGTTTCCTTTCTTCGTTAATTGCACGTAAATTTACAGCTTTTATCCGTAAATTAAATTCATAAGGAGTCATACGCTCAATTTCTTTTAAAGTGATATTGGGGAAATGTTGAAAACAAGTGACAACTATTTCGTCATAATCTAGGCTGTCGTTTCTTGTTGATTGGCTTGTATCTGTTCCATGTAAGCTATGATTTTTTTGATTGCTTCTAGTGATTTTTTCGTCCGAAGAGCCGTTAACGGTGCTTGCTCCAAGAAAGAGATAAAATTTTCAAACAACGTTAAAGCCTCTTCCGACGTTTCTAAGTAGTCGTCAATTTCTTTCGTTGTTAAGTCATCATAAGTAATTAACGCTGCGTGCATTAATTTTTGAAAGGCAAAAGCGTCGCCATCTTGTAACCCACCAACCAATTGAACGAAGCCGTCTACTTCTTCAACGTCAGGTTTTAATGCGTTAATTTCGTTTAAAAATTTAAAACCGAAAATCAAAGGATATTTTTTTCCGTTAATTGTTGCGACAGGTTTTACGTTTGTTGACATGTAAAATTCCTCCTAAAAAAGCGACAATGCCTTCACATTGCCGCCTACTTCCTGATTTTTAATTATGGTACTAATGCTAATAAATCTGTTTTCGTTGTTTTTCCTGTAAAATCAATACCGTGAGCGGTTAACCATTCTTTGATTTCAGGAATAGTATTTGCTTCTGTTGGTTTATTTTCCAAAGAGCGCCCCGCCAATACGGTAAAAGCTGGAATAGCTACTTTTTCAGATTCTTTTTCATCTTGCACACGTACAATATGGTACGTTCCTGCTGCTACTTTTGCTCCTGCATCAAGTCCTGTAATAGTTAATGGACTTGCTCCTTCAACTACTTTTTCACTACCTTTGTAAATACGATAAATAATTGCCATGATTATTCTTCCTCCTTCACTTTTACAACGGCGCCATCTGATATCGGCGTTACACTTTCAACTTTAGGTACTTCAATTGTTTTTGGTGTGTATTTTTCTACAGGCTCTTCTGGTTCCGCACCAGCCACTGTGTCGTAGAAGAAAGCACGCGCAAGTTCTTCATTTTCGGCGTCAACCGTTGCCCAACCTTCTACTAGGTCACCATTTAAAACTAGAGTTGGTTTAATACTTGAATTAGAATCGGACTCGGCAGAATCTCCGAATGAATCCAACAAGCCTGTGCCAAATTCCGCTTCGTATTTTCCTGTTTTCGGGTCTTTTTTATCAAAATTAATGCGCCATACATCAATTTCTAGCCCGTTACGATACGCATATTTCAACATGTTGTAAGTTTCTGTGCCTGTCCGTAAAAATTCCATTTCTATGGAAGCTGACGGCATTCCTGAGGTAGGAACATTCCCGTCTTTTGTTGATTGTGTATCTGTTTTTGTTTCTGACTTATATTCGTGTGAAATTTCTAAAGCTAATAACTTCGCTGCTGTTGTCGCACGTTCACGTGTTAGTCGAAACATTAACTTAATTTTTTTACCTTGAATTGCTTTTTCCATTTCGAGTTTCCTTCTTTCTTATTCAAATTCTAACGTGATGTCAAGTACACCGTGTGCAAGGCTCGTACCAAAATTGGTTGTATTTTCATAAATTACTTCTGTGCTACTTTCTGTCACTAACCAATTAAAGTTCTTAGTCTGATGCAATTCATGAACGATTTTTCGCACATCGGCTAATACTTGATTTAATTCTCGACGTTTGTCGTCATGATCATAAACATGAATCATAATATTTGTTGAACCTAACGTTCTTGTTTTTGTTTGTCTATCCTTAGACCATTGTTCACCTAAGAAAACAAACGGGTAAGAAGCGTCGTCATCTGGCAAATGCCCATAGGTTTCATAGCCTGTTTGCTCCAAAGTGACAAATAACGCTTCGTAAAGTTCTGAATACGGGTCTTTAAAGGTCATTTTACTAACGCCTCCATATTATCAAGAAATCTTTTAGCTGCTGCTGTTTGCCCTTTTTTCATATAGAAACGTCCGTACATATAACGCGTTCCATATTCTACATATGCTGAATAGTCAGCCATCGCTTCAACTTCGCCAGTCATTCCGTCATCTTTAATAGAAGGTGTCTCACTTCGTTTTAAGTATCCACTTCTGACTGGTGTTTCTTCTGCAATTTGATTTGCCATATAAGCAGTATCATTTTTGACGACCTCTTTTACATCGTCTAGCTTTTTCGCTTCTTCAATCGCTTCGATTAAATCATCCAATCCTGAAATATCTACTCGGTAAGTCATCGATATTCGCTTCCATAAACCGAAGTTCCTTTGCTAACACGCAAATTTTTAACAACGGTAAATTTTCGATTTTTTTGTTCTTCTTCGTCGTAGTATTCAAGAAATCCTGAACGAATAGCTAGGCGGTCTCTAAAACGAAAAATGACCATCTGCTCCTTTATGTTAGGGAAAATGGTCATTTGTTTTTCCGTTCCGACTTCGGTTACATTACCTATCAGTTTTTCCGAAATTAGCTCGTGTTTTTTGTTGTAGTAATCAATACATGTTCTCATAAAAAGGACACCTTCCTTTTACGAATCAAGCCTTGTTCTTCAAGATAATCGTTAATCTCATCTTGAAATTCCCCGAAGTCATCCAAATTATAAGAGATTGTTTCTTCTGATTGAGAGTGTTGTTCCATGCCTTCAAAACCTAAACGGTTATATCGTTTCACTACAATTGACGGAACAATATAGTCCAATTTTTCTGGTATTTTATCAGCTTTCAATTTTACTCGCAGCTGTTTTTCAGTAATGTCCCAGATTTTGATAATTTTTGCCTTATCTTTTTCGTAGGTATCCTCTGAAATATCCAGTAGTACGCGATAATCTGAAAGAGTCATTTTTTCACCTACTCTGCTTCAACAACTGCCCCATCTGCCGTTGGTGTTACCTTTTTAACGGTCGGGGCGCTTACTTTGAATCGTAAGAAACGTAAATGGCAGGACGAGCTTTTTCAGTTACGATAGCATCATAATAGTTTAATCCTTTGATGGTATCTCTGTAGCCGTCACGGTCTTGTGAAGCTGGAATTAGATCAATAGAGTTGTATTTTTCAACTGGCGAACAAACCATCAAAGGCACAAGAATATAATTAATTTTCTTCGTAGAATCTACCTGTAAACGAGATTTTGCAACTTTTTGAATAATAGTATCGGAACCGTCTAACTGCGCAACTTTACGGTTAATACCTGAAATTTGTTGCTCGTTCGTAGTAAATGTTTTTGAAACACCTTTTGCATTTTTTAATGCTGAATAGTAGTCAGTGGATGCAAACATAATAAACGGACCGACAATTTCTGCATCTGTCATATACGCTTCTGCTGCGTCATAAGAAGCTAAAGAGTTTTCTGTAGTAATGGTTTCTTTTACCGTTTTTCCAACGTATTTTCCTTCGCTATCATCATCCGCAGCCTCAGCAAATGCCGCTTCTAATAAGCGTTGTACAGCAGTTCGATCTTTTTCAGGAATCGCAATTAAACGAGTATGCTCTTCCACAAGCGCTTGAACTTCGTAGGAAGCATTTTCTGATTGATCTAATGTGTCTAAGTCATAACCAAACCAACGCTCTTTCTCTAATTTGAACGTTTCTTTTGCCACATCAATTTTAGAACGTTTATTGTCTTCGTTACGTTTATAATCACTAGCAGTAAAACCTTTCATTTTGTTGATGCGGACTTCTTTTGCGCCTACAAAATCCGCTTCAGTTACTGCAGCAGCTCCACCTTTCAATAAATCCCAAACTTGCGAACCTGCGGCAAATTCTTTGTCAATTGCTTTTAAATCTTTGCTATCTAAAATAACTGGCATAATTTTTCATCTCCTATTTCTTTTCTAAATTTTTAGTCAAATTGCTGCGCCAATCGGTCTCTTTTGTTGCTGTAGCAACGTTTACAGTTTGACCTTTCAGCAATTCTTTTTGGATACCATCTCTAGCTTTTGAAATAATTTGTTTTAATTCGTCTACAGCTTTCTTTGTATCCTCGTCTGTATCTTTCACAAGCAATAAATCGGCTTGCGCAGCACTTACGTAGTCGGAAAGGCCATTCTCGGATAAATCATTACGAACAGATTCGGCACGCGTTAAACGGTCAAGACGAGCTTGGGCTTCCTTTTCTCGTTTTTCCGCTAGTGCTTCTTTGTCAGCGGCTTCTTGTTCTTTCGCCTTAACACGTTCTTCCGCAGTCATTTGCTCGTAAGATTTTTGCTTTTCCCAATCAGATTTTGCTTGCTCCACTGCTTTCTTAGTTTCTGCTGCAATCATTTTTGATACATCTTCACGGGTAAAAGTCTTTCCAGTTTCTTTTCCGTCTGGATTTTCATTTTTGGGATTTTGAGAATCCTTTGTCGATGAATTCCCAGATTCGTTTGAATTGTCAGAGTTTGGCTCATCAGAATTTGGCTCATCTGCAAAAAATTGTAAATCCATCGGTAATAATAAGTGTTTTTCTTCGTTCATGTTAAAACCTCCAGCCATTACGTGGCTAATCGAAATTAATAGGTTACGCCTATCAATCGAAACAGCTTTCTCTTTAACGCCTGTAAGCAGTAAGAAGGCAAATAAAAAAAGCCTAACTTTCGCTAGAACTTTTTGTCTTTATAAGCAGGTGCAGTACTACACCGACACCAGTTGTGAATAGGACTTGCATTGATTCCTGGGCTCATTTCAGAAACCTTATGTGGATTTGCACTTGCTATTCCTACACAAATAGGACAAGCGCTTGGTTCTACAATTAGATTGTATTCTTCATACCCATATTTTTCGTAGCTTTGCTTTTGTACTTCGCTTTGTATTCTTGCAGATTCACTAATCATTAGCCGACGTGCGACATAATCAGCCGTTTCCTTTCCTCGCAAGCTGTCAATCACAACTAATCTCCGTAGCTCTCTAGCCAGTACATCTGGATGCTTACCTGCTGCTAGCCCAACTGTTAATAAGCGATCGATACTCGCTTTCAAAACATCTTGGTTTGCCCACAAACGTTGAGAAAATGTCGCGTTATGAAACGACCCCTCAATAATCGCTTTAGTAAACAATCGATAAGTTTCTTCGGAAAGAACAGACTCGCCTAATATCCCCGCTTGTCGTACAAACTCCGCTACAGATTCCTCTGTTAACATTGCTGTAAAATAGGTCTGTAGCTGATTAGTGTTGTCTGTTAAATACAAACCTATTTTCGATTTTAAAAGCTCTAAACGATTAACCTTCATAGTTAAATTGTATAACCTTAATTGCTCGTTAGCTTCTTTTGAAAAATCTCTTGTTTGTACATAACGTTTCGCTTTTTCCGCGAAAATTTGTACGTCATGTTTACTTGCACATCGTTTCGCTTCATCAATGTTAATCTTCTCTTTCCCTGCATAAGCGACGTAAAACTGTTGAATTTCTGCTTCTATCGTTTTCCATAACTGTAAATACCGTCTATGAATTTCTTGTTCGTAATTCACATGTCGTTTCAGCATTTCTTCGATATGTTTTGCTTCTCGTTCCGCCCAATAATTACTCATGTTCTTCGGTCACTTCTTCCGTAGTTCGAGTAAATTTACCGAAATCAACTTGTGGATTTAAACGTTCTTCCGTTTCTTCGTCCTTTATACGTTCCATTTCTTGAGTTACGTCAGGAACAATCGATAATACGCCTAATTGCGTTTCTCTTGAAACAATCCCTTCAAGTTTTTGTGCAGTTTCCGCTTCGTCTTTAATATTGCGCGGAATATTAAAGTCAAAAGTGTATTCTAAATTAAACCATTCCTTAGCTTTATTGGCAGGTACATTCGTAGGCAATGAAAAAATCATTTTGTACATTTGCGCATATGCTTTTTTAAACTTCCTAGCTTTCGCTTGTGCTAAATTCCTAGGATTTTGCATTTTAAATTCTAGCGAAATCCCAGAAGCGTTATTGCTAAAACTTTCATCGTTTGCATTATAAGTCATAGACATTTGATAAATTAACCGCTCTAATCGGTCTAATAGATTTTCTTGTGTTGTATCTGAACTAGGTTTATCTAAAAAATTAATATCTACCGATTCGCCTTCATTTAAAGGCTCAGCACTATTAATCACTCGGTTATCACGTAAATAGGAAGCGACGTTTTCGTCAGCTAAATCTACCCCTATCATTTTTAAGTAGGCATCCGCAAAATAACTCACGTCGTTCGCTTTTTCTGATAGAGCTTCGTTGTAATTATTAATCAGCGACCACACAGACTCAATACGTCCTTGTCGTTCGTCATTTTCCATAAACTCAATCATAGGCACTTCACCGTACGGATTAGCGATTGCCTCTTTTCCACCTAATAAATAAGACAAGGCTTTCTGAAAAACGGTTGGTCCTCTCTTAGTTTCCAATCGTTTAGAAGTCTTGTCTTGTGTAAAAATAAACGTTTCTGTGCTATTTTGTGGATAAACAGTTGCCGTTAACTCGTCCCTTGTCATTTTGTTGTAAAGAACCGCAAACATAGGCGCTTTTAATAAGTCATCTGCGTAAACAATGAATCCTTGTGTAGGTTTTAAATAAGTTACACACGTTTCCGCTTCTTCGTTTTGATATAAAAGCTTATAAGCATGTCCATAAATAGCAGTTAGCTTAGAAAGCTCCGCGTCGTTGTCTTCTTCGTCGTTTCGTTTACGGAAATCTTGAACAAATTCTTTTACCTCACCATCTGGATGAGTAATCTTTGTTGGTTTACCGTTAAAGAAAGCTGCAGAACTGTCTACAACATAACGGGCAAAGTTGACTGCAATTCGATGGTCAGGTTTTCCAATTCCTTTATTTTTTTGATAATAAATATCATGTTGACCGTTGTAGAGCTTTTCTAATTCTTCGTAAAACCCAATTAATTTCCGATGCTTATTAATGTATTTATCCACCAAGCGTTCGTCAATCTTTGCGTTTTTATCACAATAAAAGACACGATTTCCTAAAAGGTCAACGAATTCACGTATTTTACTTTCAGTATTTGGTCTACTTACTTTTTCTGTCATTAAATAACCCCCTTCACGCTCTGTAGCTTAATTCCTCGTGCTTTTTTACTACGATGTTCTACTGCGTATCGTAAAGCATCTATCACGTGATTATAGCTATCAATAGGTTCATTGGTGTACTCCCCTGTTTTCTTGTCTTTAGCCCATGTGTAGTTTTCTAATTCCTCAATCAGTTTTACGCAACGATCGTCTACGATTATCTCATATTGCAATAAAAAAGAAAGCCCCTGTCGTATTGAATCAGGGCCTTTCTTAGCTGCACGTATTCTAGTAATTCCGTTCTTCTTGATTTCTGCAATAGATTTCTTTTCAGCTGAATCTGCAGTGATAACTTCTTTTGCATAGCCTAAATCTTTAATAACCGTTGAGATTTCATCATTCAGCAAGCCTTTTTTGACGTATTCTTCAAGAACATAAATACGTTTGTTCTTCTCGTCTACCTTTGCATGCACAAAAGCGGAAGGGTCGTTTACATACCCAAAGTCTAAGCCAAAATCTGAATCAATCTGTCTTAACAGTTCGTCGTGCTTGTCTAATCGTTTTCTCTGATAGTTTGGAAATACAAGTTTATCTAGCGTAGCAAATTCTCCTAAAGCATATATGCGATAATACGCTGGGTTTCGTTTGGCTAAATCCTCAATCACCTTTTTATTTTCACTATCAAGAAACCGATTGTCTTTATAGGTGCTGTGATAAATACCCGTTCTTCGTTGATCGACTTCTGCTTCCTCATCAAAGAAAGATTTATATACCCAGTTCAGTTTAGAAACTGGGTTAAACATTAAAAAGATTTGACGTTTCACATGCTTACGTTCACGTAAACGCAAAGTAAGCTGTGTATAATCTTCTAGTGTAAATTCTGTTGCTTCTTCCATCACGACGTCAGACAGCCCTTTGATGGATTTTATTTTCTCTGGGTCATCCATTCCCTTGAAAAGAAACTCTGCGCCGTTTGGTAACGTGATTCTAAAATCAGTGTTATTTACTTTACACTTGTCTAGCAGTCCCCAATCAGAAAGACACGCTTTCACATCCTCGAAAATAGAGTCTTTTAAGCTACGCCCTACTTTTCTTGTAAATAAAATCTTTCTTGGTTTCTTCCATCTTTGACATGCTTTAAAAACAACCTTTTGAACGACACCGTGACTTTTGCCAGATGAAGCGCCGCCCCAATAAACCTCGGTGAATTTAGAATAATCCACCAATCGATCATAAAACGATTTGTTAAAAACTCTTGACGGGAAGTTAAACTCTAAAACGATATTACGTTTCTTCGTCTGCATCCCACTCACCAACCTTAATCACAATATCGCCCGTTTGTAAATCGACTTTATCAGTGAACAGCGCATGACGTTTACCAAGAAGCTCGGCTGCTTTTAAACGGTCTTTTGCGCCCACATCGATGTCTACAACGGCTTGTGCGCCTTCGCCTACACCAATTAGCGTGGCTTCTTTGTACTCGCCACGCATAACAGCTGTTAGGTACTCTAGCACCTCTTGGGCATCGGCTGTTCGTTCGTTTTTCAGTTCTGCGAGGCGTTCGTCTATATAAGCTCTGAGGTCAGGTTTAGTCAAGTTTTCCTGTCCTATCTGCTTTGCAGTCTTTTCGCTATATCCCGCTCTGATAGCAGCCTCTTTGGCATTTCCTGTCTCGATGTAAAAGTCACAAAATCGTTTCTGTTTCTCGGTCATTCGCATGTTATTCACCGCCTTTCTGTCTAATAATTTATCACTTCACATACATTTCTATATTCTCTTGTATATGCTTATCTTTCCAACTACCATAACCACAATAAACTAGCTTGCACGCATCAATTTCCTTCGGCGTGGCTTCTCTCGTCATTTCAACAATAGATGCATTCTTTTTTATCTGCACAGACATTACAACACGCATTGAAACAGTTGAGTGCTTCGGCTGTGGATATTCATGTGTTAACGATACATACCAATAGCTTTTCATGTTCTCTCTCCTAATTGTTTTTATGTATATTTGTTTATTGTAAGACAAACGCTTCAATTCCTGTTATACTCACTGCAAGACAGCAACTCCTTTTTGCTTCATGTAACACTTCCAGTTATTTCAAAACATAATCTGCTGTCTGGCCACTAGATATTTTATCTGGTGGTTTTTCATGCGAAAACAATCCAAATATCCGACAAAACTTGACAGCTGTGTTACACTTGTTTTAGGTAGCACTCTTTCATAATAGCTAAAGTTCATAAACTACAAGTGACACGAGATTTTCACTAACGCTACCTAGCCACTAGATCCCATTTCTAGTGGCTTTTTTTGCACAAAAAAAGACCACTCATTTTTATTGAGTAGTCTAAAGATTTATATTAGACTGCCTAGCCAATCTAACACTTATTTAACAATACTAGGTTACTAGCCACTTTATCCTGTTTCCGCAGGCTGGCTAATTCTGAAAGGAGGTGAACCGATCATTAAAGTAAGAAACATTTATTGACGATTTTTATTTAAGCAGCAAAAGTTGCTTATTGACATGACAGGAGTCGAACCTGCATATACTTAATTAAACTCTCATCAATTGAGCTATACAACGATATTAAAAAACAAAAAATTCTTCATTATAAAAAGTCACCGCATAAGCGATGACTAAAAATTCAACTCATATAAATAAAACAATATCGAAATAAATTATTTACTATTAATCTTCCTAATTATATAATGTAATTATTAAATATAATTAGGAGGAATCTTATGCAATCATTAACATTGAAAAGAGTTCAAAAATTTGATATTAGTCAGCCAATATCACTTTCAGATGACAACAACGTACTAGGTACTATCGCTCCTGACAGCCCAAAAACTTTGACTGTAGAATCAAGAATATTTAAAGTATTCAATGCTACATTTATGGAAACTATAAACGAAAGTATCTTTGTACTTAACGATGACGCTGAATTACAAGCTATTAATGAGTATAAGCGTTCAGAAGTTTTTAAAGTTTTTTATGACACCACAGACAAAGTCTTATATTCCACAGCACCATCAGCGATATCTCGTAACTTCTTCAAAACACTAGAAGAGACAGAGCCCTCTAAAGTTAAACTTAGCAATTTTATTTTTGATTTCAAAACAATCCAAACTAAGTTAAATTCAACAAGAGGGATTGCCTTTACCACGGAAGAAGAAGGTGTTCAGAAAAAACGCTTCACTGGCGATAATGTAGAGGCAAATCAAGAAGCTGGGGAAGCATTGACTGATGACACTGCTACTTTCCTAATAGGTAAAATGGATATTTTACAGAAAGAACGAACTATTGGATTTACTAAGGCTGGGGCACTATTAATGTATAGTTCTCTAAATGATATTGATAATGAGAATCCTTTTTTGAACGCAGCACGAGCTATTATCAAAATAATCAGCTGACTTTCCCTAACATAACATAATCCTTTAAAACTGTATCAACTTTTGTTATATCTTTTGTTGTAAGTACAATTTTTTTGTTAGTAGTCTTGAAATTGACTCCATCTATTTTAAAAGATAGATCGAATTTTATATCTTTAGGTTTATCGTAAGTTTTAATTGTTAGTAGGTAAAAAGGATTTTTTTCCATATTTAAAGATACCGTATAGTAGGATTTTTCCTCATACGGTTTTTTATCGTAATTCGATTCTTCCGAAATCACCTTAAGAGTTTCTTCTATTATATTTCTGTAAAAAGACCATTGTTTACGTACATCTCTATGTGAAGTTTGTGATTTAAATATAATAGTCATTGAAAATCTGTCATCTACATATTCATTCCATCTCAAATCAAACTCTGCTTCTATTCCTCTGTCATTCTTAAATTTAATAACTCTAGACTCTTCTTTTTTGTTATCCTTCAAAATTTGAATACTTTTACTTTTTAATATTCGGTATAACTCTTCTTTTAACTTATTAGTATTCTCAATTGAAAGCCCAGGAGTTCTGTAACTCATTTCCCAACGAACGGTTTTAAAGGAAAAATACGTCCTAAATTTATTAACCCAAAAAAACATGGTATTTGAATTATTATAAATATAAAGGATAAAGCCGCTTAGCAAGCTAATCAAAGTAGTAGTTAATTTAAAGATGTTTTCCTTCTGCTCCCTATCAAAAAAGCTTGGAACTAGTGTACACAGAGAAACGACGAAAGCTATCATGACAATTATATTCAATATCAATTTGCCTAAAGAAGTTTTTTTCATGTAAAACACAGCCTTCTAAATGATTTTATGCAATTATATCATACCTTAAGTAAATCTTGAAAGATTTCATTCTATTTCCGTTTATGAAATAATAAACGCCACAGCCGATGAAGATTTGACTATGGCTTGATTTTCTTTACACCCCGTCCACAAGCTGTAAACTAGGTATTTACCGGCGAATGATTATTAAGCTACCTATAGCAATGATCGCTGTGATTTACATGACAGGAGTAGAACCTACACAAGCAATCAAGTACCATTAAAGATCTGTAGAAAAAGAGAGAGGAATTACACCCCATTTCTTTTAGTTTGAGAACGTCTGATTTGTGAGTGATCATTTGCAAACTACATACCGCTATCTTGACAAGTGCTTTCAGCGTACGTCTACGTGTAAGCTTAATGCCAAGTTTATTGCAATATTTGGCTACCTACGACTAAACGAGACCAAAAGAACTGGACTTTCCACATCCTTATTCTTTATTTTTTTGTAGGTAGCCTCAAAAGATAAGCGAAACGGAGCTAAGATAGGTAATGCATGCCTTACCTCGTTTCCTTATCTTTCGACACTACCATAGTAACATCTAAATATTGATAAAAACCGCCAACTTTCCGCAAAAAAACCGCCAAAAATTTTATCTATAGGCGATTATTTTTCCATTTCGATACGCTTCAGCAAATTCAATTAAAGCTTCTGATTTCATACGTTGAATACTTCTTTCAGAATATCCAACTTCTCTAGCAATCTTGTAATTAGAGTAATGATCCTGCACACAAAAACTGTAGTGCAGAATTTGTCTACTAGTCAAACTCAAAGCCATAAGTGCAGATAAAATTGCATCTCTTTCTGCTTCTGCATCAGCTAATTGTACCAGTGCATCTTCTGTTTTGTTTCCGTGTCTTTGGCTTTTAGGCATCTCTGTAATAATTGGTGATTTTAAATCTATCAAAGAACGACCAGCTATTCGCTCTAAACGTCTAAAACTCTTCAACACATTTCTAGCATTCGCTTTTGTTTGTCGAAAATCTACTTCTTTTAACAATAGAATCAAGTGAAATCGCTCCTTTTATGGTATAATAATTTATAATAAACATATCATCATTTAAGAGTTGCTTAGCGGAAACTAAGTAGCTTTTTTTATTTATCCAAACATATATAAGAAATGCTTATTCTTTGCTCATCAGCGACTCTATATGATATAAATTATACTAAGAATACTATTCCAATAGCTATTCACTTCTCAGCCAGTCGGCGGAAACCGACTGGCTATTTATTTATCAAAATATTCATCACTCATACATGTTTGTAGTCAACAAATTATTGGTTGACTATAAAGAAAACAATAATAATTCTACAATATTTTACAATCTTCCATTCGTCATCTTTCACATCATCTTTATTCATTTGATATTTTCCATCTAATAAATATTTTTGGCATAGAAAGTATTTTCAAATCTATTTTTCAATGGTATAATCACTTTAACTTTCTTGGGGATTTTATTTATGAAATAAATTTCCTCCTTTTCTACATTAACTTCTGGTAAACAGTTAATAGTAGTACACGTCTCTACAAGAGATTTATTGTCGATTTTTAATCGGCTATTTAATAGCACTTTATTTGGGGAAAGTGCTAACTCACACCTAAAGAACAACTGGCGGAAAACAGTTGTTTCTACCACATAAGTCAGCTAGTGGTCAGCTGGCTTTTTTTGTTGCCTTAAATTTCATAGTAATGTATTATTAATTGTCTCTATCTGAGATGAAAATGTATCTATAACTAGCTAGCGGAAACTAGTTAGTTTTTTTATACTATTTTTGTTGGTTTTAAAACTACTTAGCCTTTTTATATAAATGTGAACGTCGAATAATTGAATATTAAATTCTTTAAATTTAATCATCTTCTTTACTCGCTTTCTAACCGAATAATTCTCTTTGATCTGTTTACCCGTTTTACCCACTACACTTGTTCCTCCAAACTTGTAATTTCTAGTTCTGTTCGTGGTCGCATACTGTACAACTTTTGGCAAACCATCACAGCAATTTGACCATCGTTTTTATATAAAATACCTTCGGCAGCATCAGTGACTGCTTTGAAATAGTTGTCCAAGTCAGGTTTCTTATCGCAATATTTTCGCTCTAATTCCACTTCTAAGCGTTTCTGTTTATTACTTAAGGCAGATTTAGGCGGATGGATGTAAAACGTCACATGTGCGGAAATTGGCCCTTTTTCAATCAACTTTGCTCTTGATTTACGAAAATAATTCTTTACTTGATTTTTGTATTCTTTCATCGCTCGATCTTCGTAAGTTTTAACATAATTTCCACGCCTTGCAAATCTCGGGCGACTTTGTGGCTTGGGCTCAATCGGTAGAATAATTCGCATCTCTTCCACCTCGAACCTTACAAATCGGCTTCTTTGACGAATACTCCGTTTACCATTTCCCCTTGGCGATTTTTGATTTCGCTATATGCTTGATTTAAGCATTCGTATAAGTCCATGTTATTTTGCATAGCGAGAATAATTAACGTCACAACCACATCACCTATACCATCTCTTAAATCATTTTCATTATTTCTTGCCAATGCAGCGCCAACTTCTCCGACTTCCTCAATCACTTTTAACATTTGCTTTTCGGGTTCCGCTTTATCTAAACGCTTTTCTTTCGCCCATTCTTCCACTAATTTAACTAATTCATCCATCATTTTCCCTCCAAAAAATCTTTTATTTGTCTATCAAGTTCAGCTTGTTCTTCTGGTGATAGCTTTTCTTCTTCACCGTTCGCTTGATTCATCCATTCAGGCACCTTTTCGTGACGAACAGGTTTATTTTGATAGCTACTAATCCCAGTATTTTTTTTGCTTGTTGCTTTAAATGCTTTCTGCGCTTCCATTGCTTCTTCAAGCGTGGTTATGCTTTTATCTTTCCAATTCGCAAAAATTTTATCCACGTATGATTTTAGCCATCTCATATCTACGCTGTACTCATAAGCCTGTTTAACAGCATACAAAACTAGCTCTGGACCCCATTCTCTAATCCATGGACCTAAAGCACCTTTCAACAAGTTATTGGGCTGTTGTCCCCAGTGGCTTTGAATAAACTCATGCACACCGACATCTTCTTCATGATTATTTATGTTTGTGTTTTCGTTTATATTTATGTTTTGTTTATGTTTATATAATGTGCTACTGTTGCGCAACTGTGTTGTACACTTTTCCGCTACTGTTTCGCTACTACTTTGTAAACTGTCTTGTACACTCTCTTGTAAACTATTTGACGTAGAAAGTTTACGTACATCTTCTTGTAAACTTCCTTGTACACTATCTGATGTATAAAGTTTACATATATGGTAAGAAGTTGCTTTTCTTCCATTGGTTTGAAAATCAATTAATCCTAGTTGTTTTAATACATTTCGATTTTTATTTATTCCTTGGCGTGAAAGACCAGCTAGAGTTTCAAGCGTTTGATTACTTGCCGTAAACCACTCACTCCATCTTGTTTTATTGTTTATGCTCATCAATGCGCGCCATAAAGCAATTTGCCCAGATGAAAGTCCCTGATTGTACATTAAATAATCGTCAAACGCTAAAATCTGCTTAATATAGTCCATCATCGCACCTCCCTAGATAAGAGGGGAAAATTCCCTCTCTTTATTTATTCACTAATTAACCTCCAATATTCAACTTCTTACGTTCTTCAACGTTTAGTTTTACTGGTTTAATTTGATACTTGTTTAAAAAGTTCTTAGTACCTATCTGATGTTCTTCTTGATGATGTTGACGACAACCAGCGTAAAAAGTAAATGTTTCGTGATTAATCTTTTGACGATTTCGCCCCATACCGACTACCTCGATATGACAAACATCGGCATGTTTCCCACAAATACAACACTTACGGTATTTAAGGCAGTAATAAAACCATTTGTTATTTTCTAGCAAGTATTGGTATCTCTTTTCTAGTGGCACATCATTTTTCAAAATAAATTCGATTAAAAAACTAATCCATTCTGTTGCTTCATGTCGTGTAGCCTTACTGTGTTCAAAATACACACCGCTTTTAGCTTCGTAGTAATATTTTAAAACCCCTTCTATCCATTTAGGCTCGTCATAACTCCAACGAGCGATGTCGGCTATTAAAACATGAGAAAGTGCATTTTGTTTTTGAGACATTTGCCGATTATCTAACAGTTCAACTTTTGCCAAATTGTCATCATTGTTAGCTAAGAGATCGAGGAAATTTGAGTTAATTTCTTCCTCGAACTCGATAGCTAATTTATTTCCTTTATGTTTTATGATTTTTCCAATCATTCCATCACATCATTAAAAAATTGTTCATTTTCTAGCTTATGAATATTTCTATTGGTTAATTCCATTAGCTTATGATGTATTTCTGTGTCTAAATCTTCTATCTTTCCATCAAATTTTATAATCGTCAGAAATTGAGCTTCTACACTTTTTTCCGAAACTTTTTTTAACGCAGCTATTTTTTGGAAATTTGCTCTCAACTGTTCCAATTGTTTTTTAGTAATTTTCTTTACATTTTTTTCTTGTTTCTTGTATTCGTCTGTATCCGCATCTTTTGTATCATCAATTAGATATAATCCATTTAGCGCATACTTCCGTGCATACGAAGAAGCAGTTCCAGTGATTTGGCTATCATCCATCCCTTTCTTGGTAAGTGATTCTCTAGCGTACGCGGTGAAACTTTCTTTTATAATGCCATCCGTTATAGTCGCCGTTGCCTTAATGTAATGCCAATCTCCGATTAGCAAAGGTTCATCTGATAGTGTCAAAAGTAATCCTTGCTCTGCATTTAGTGGCTTCACAGCATTTAGAATATCTTCTGCTGATCGATACTTATATTTTCCAAACGAGTTGTATTGCCCTTTAGGAGCTTTTAATGCTGTTTGCACAGCAATTAGTTTTTCTACAAATGTTTTTTTATCTTCTGACATGTTCTCTCTCCTCTTTATAACAAACTGACCAACGACAAGGATTTAATCGAATATAGTCTCCTGCATCAAAAAAGGTAACTTTAATGGGAATACAATCTTTATACTCATCAAGAATAAGTTCCATGTAATCTTCTGATTTCGTAATCTTTTCAATTGTTTTCCCTGAAATAGTATCTCTAAGCGTTACTTCCAATACTTCGTCATAGATTGTCAATACATTGTCTTTCCAATCTCTAATTTCTTCATTATCCTCTTCGCTAAGCGTTTCAGGCGATTCTGTTAAATATCTATCTAGTGCATTTGCTTCTCTACGATTCATTCACAAAACCTCTTTTCTGTGTTACAATTTTTCTAGTATAATTTTTGTGTGCGACTAATTGCTTGGCGGCGTAGTCGCTTTTTTCATCATGCAATCCCTCTGCGCTCTTTTTGTTGCGCAATGTATAGTTGACTTTTTTGTTGCTTGTACCATAAATCAGCTAATCTTTTTGCTTGGTTTAACTTTTCTTTTCTAGTCATTACAACTCACCTCGTAAAAAATCTTTTAACAATATATCTAGTTTTTCCTCA